GTGCAGTTGTACCTGAAGTACCAGCACCCGTGCCTTTAGCAGGCAAAGCATTGGACACATAAACACGGAAGCCGTGAATGTTGTTCAACACCAGACCATTTTGCAAGCCTGAGCCGCCAAAGTCGCCATTCAACATGCGTGAATCTTCGTCTTTGAGCATCTCTACAAACACTGGGTCAAGAACAACCCAACGTCCACGTGCGTCTACGTTCTGTGTATCCATCTTACGAGCCATACGTGCAAGTACAGTCAATGGAGAAACAGTAGTAGCTGACAGGGCAGTTGCACCTGGCAAACGTGGAGCCAATGGTACGGAGTCACCTGCAGTCGCTGTAGCAGCAATAGTCAAGTTACCGAAGTCAGTAGCGTCCAAGTGGTTTGCTGTGAGTAGTTCACCAGTCAAGTTACCTGCTGTTGGGTGCTGTGCATCACCAGAAGTACTTGTGATGAAAGCGCCTGCAGATGTGTGACCTGAGAGGTAAGACAATACGTCTGCATCCATTGCATCAGCCATCTTATATGCAGCACGATCAGCAGCCAAGCTGGTGAAGTCTACATTTGAGAACTGCTCTTCAATGTCATCCATTTTAAAAGCAAAGTAGTTAGCTTTGTCAATGGTGAGCGAGAAGTCAGAGTCATCAAGCTTCTCTACTGAGATACCTGTGTGACGCTGCAGAGCGTTGACTGTTACGTCTGGCTCTTTTTGAATGCGAACTGTGTCGCCTTGGTTTGCAATCTCACCAAAGTAAGAGTTGTTAGTGATTGCGTTAGTTACAGCTGCACGGCGAAGTGCAATCTGTGCTTGTTTGGAGTAGATAATCGGGGAGAAGTTCCCGTCAAAACCACCACCAGCGGTTCCAATAGCCATAATAATTCTCCTTTATAGATATGGCGTGAAAGTTAGACACTACATATCCACATTAAAAGAGGCTCGTTGTCTTAGGGTAGTCAGCAGTGCTATCAGGATGGCCGTCCTTCAAGCGCTGGGCCTATACTTAGAGGTAGTTCTTCGTGTGGCTAGTGCTTAGTTAAAAGCATGTACAAGCAGTTAGTGCCTGACAATGTACATGCCTATAGTTTTACCTACAATTAAAGTAATGTCAATCTATTTCTTTGACATATCGTAAATAAACTTGCCTTGACGTTGAGCTTCAAAGATCTCTTCTGAGCGCTTTTCGTACTCCTTGATAGACATCTTGGCTACCTTGGATTCACTCAAGTAGCTAGCAGAGCTATCTTCGCTAGGCGTAGTGTTGCGTTTAGTCCTTACTGAAGAGGCAGCAGACTTATCAGAGCTAGAGCCTTTGGTAGGCTTTATACCATTGTCACTCTTATATAAATCAATGACACGTGCTACTGACTTGGCGTCCTCTGCATTTTCGTAGAGAGCATCCTGTACCCACTTAGGCTGTTCTTCTGCCCAGTCGTGGAAGGCGTCATCACTGCGGATACTTTCAAAGTCGGGGTGTAGGCTTAGTAGTTCAGCTTCAGCACGTTCTCGCTGAGCTTGGATACGCATACCTTCAATCTCTTTTAGTCTACTATCTAGTTCTGTTGAACGCTCACGTGACTTCTTATCTGCGATAGCTTCAACTATACCAGCTACGTCAGGGTACTTCTTAGCCCATGCTTCAATCTCTTGGTCTGACTTAGGTAGTACCAACTCGTTCTTAGCTGCAGCATTTAGTTGTTGCTCTAGCTTCTCAAACTTAATCTTCCACTCTTGCTCTTTGTCTTGCATGTGGCGGCGAATGTCTGAGTAGCGTTGCTTAAACGTCTTCTCTTCAGAGCTTAGCTCAGTAGTAGCTTCTTGTGCTTTGGCTTCTGGCTTTTCTTCTTGTTGGGTACTACTCTCTGCCTGAACTTGGGGTTCGCTAGGCTGTGAGCTATCGGGTTCCGCTTGTGGGGTTTCTTCTTGTTGTTGTTCTGCTGTTTCATCTTGAGTAACCCCTGCTTGCTTAAGCAGTTCTTTTAGTTCTGCCTCATCCCGTTCTACACGGGATAAGTTACGCTTATGTGATACGGAATTAGTTTCGATAACCGCTGATTCTGTTGACATAGTTTGGTCTCTCTTATGTTGGGGCCAGCCGTAGCTGGGTAGCCTTATAGTTATGTTGGTAGTCTAGTAGTTACTTCTTATTTCTCTTCTTCTTAGCTTTTTTATTTAAAGCGGCCTTGCTCATAAGACCCCCTTCAGCACCTGCTGCTGCAGATGTGACGTAATCTTTCATTGTTTGTTGTTCTTCTTCAGTACCACCTGTTGTATATGCATCTACAACATTACTGTTAGAATCCAATTGAAGTGTTGTTTTAACATTTTGTGATGCTTTTTGTGCTGCTGCTACAGTATTAGCTAGACTATCTGTAGTACTATCATCTTCTGAACTACCTAGAACATTTGATGCTTCAGTGGGTGCAGCATTACTACTATCTTCTGATGTAACTGTTTCTCCATTGACTTTAAAAGAAGGCCCCTTATAAGTAGTAGTACTTGGTTCTTCGCTACTTACTTGAGCTACAACAGCTTTAGTCTGTTCATCAGATAGACCAAGTACATCTTTTACTTTACCTACTACGTCATTAATAGACAAGTCGAATATGCTACCACCTTCAGGGGGCTTATACCCTGCTTCAATGATCTTCTTCTTAGTATTGTTAGTAGCCCAAACACCAAACGCACCAAAGATAGGGTTAATAGCAGCCATACCTGCCATCATAGCCATTGCAGTTTGGTTCTGTGAGTATGCTTTAGATAGCTCTTCTGTAGTCATACGTGTATAGTCGGGCGTCATCGCCTCCGTAGTTTCAGGGGGTGGTGGATCATCATTACCTGTACGTACTGCAGTCTCTGTAGTTGTAGCTACAGGCTCATTGGTGTAGCCCTCAGCTACAAGCTGGTCATACTTAGCTTGCTCTGCAGGAAGCGTCAAAGACACAGCAATACCGTCAGGAGAGTAAAGCATAACTATACTTGACTGCGGGGCTTGTGAAGCCTCAATGATCTGCTGGCTTAGATAACCCGGCGCAAAAGCTGTACCCATACCTTGAGTAAACTGAGCTTGGTAAGGGTTAACGCCTGACGTAGAAGCGCTGGCAGAACTTACATCTACACCGTCCTGTGCATACAATACTTGACCGCCTTTGTTGTACTCTCCAGTGTTACCTACAGCCTTAGGTGTAACCATACCTCCTACAGCCATGCCCATCTCTTGTAGCATTGCAAGCTCTTCTGGAGTTAAAGAACCCTCAGCTTGGTTATCCATAGTTTGACTTACTGGCTCACCACCAATACGTCCATCAGCTTCCATCTGAGCCATGCCACGCTTGGCTTCAGTACGTAGATCCTCAAAGAACTTAACGCCATAGTAGCGTGTAACATCAGCAGGTACAACGTACTCGCCCTCACTCAACTGAGCAGGGACATCATCACGTACCTCTTCTGCCATTGAACCTGGAGGTACTTCATTCCCACTTACAGGGTCTACAGTAGTACCGTCATCTGCGATACCACCCTCTTGAAGTAGCATCTCCATTTGTTTAGCTTCATTGGCTTCCATTGATTTCGTCCCTCATATATTTCAATCTACGTAGTGAGGCGATCTCGCCTTGAACCCTGTACATGTTATCAGGTTGATTCTCTTGCTCTAGTCGTTTGTGTGCAGAGCTTATCTTATCGTCTAGGTACTCTACGTAAGCGTCCCATAGTTGCTTATCGTTGACTAACTTCTTTAGTGCGCCGTTCATTTAGTTCGCCTCTGTACTAACCCACCCTCGCTGAAGCGTAGCTTAGTGTTTTTAGGGTCAATAGTCAAGTTAGAAATGTCTAGGAGCGTACCTTGTACTGTTTCATATTTAGGTGGTTTCTTTAAGACCTTACCCTTAGCTGTACGTGCGCTAATTTTTCCAGCGCCTGTACGGTACTTCAAAGGCTTTTTACCTATCTTAATTTGATTGCCTAATTCAGACTTTAATTGCTTAAGTACCTTATTGTAAGAAGCTACATAAGTATTATAAAAGGCTGATCCCTTAGCTATCTTAGAAGGTATCTCATCTAATCTAAATCTTTGATACGCTAGCTTATCTACGGGAGGTAGTACAATCTCATCAATACCTCTTGCTTTTGCGTCTGAAATTATAGCCTGTAAACTCATGCGTATACTGTCAGTTATTCTTTGTACTGGAAGATCTTTTTTACTAACCACAGACATTACTGTTTGAAGATAAATTGATACAGTGTCATTAATGTCATCCGCTATTTCTTCCATTAAATCATCAAACTCATCGAACTCCCTTTGTAGTAACCCATTTACAGTGGGGAATACATCTCCTGCTTTTCCTACGCCTTCAATTATATCTTGATCTGCATCTATACGCTTTAATGCTTCCTGATAAACCTTTATCTTATCAGAATCAGATAGCTTAGTGTTGAGGTTTGTAGGTATAACTACATCC